TAGTTGCGATTGAACCATTCCGGGATTGGCTGATTCAAGTAGAGAGCCACTGCAATCTCAGCTCCGAAGGCTTCACTCTGGCGCGTGACTAATTGTGGGAATGTCTGTTCACCGTATTGACGCTTTCTTGGGAATGAATGCGACTCCTCTTTCCATTGCGGAATGTAATTGACTGCGCGAAATAGTCCAGCCATCGCCGCCGTCACTTGATGTTCGGTCGTGAGGTTGATCCGAATCATCGGCACTCCCTGCATAGATAGATCATGAGTTCCGGCGGATCACACTTCATATAGCCAGCACCTTCGGCTGGCTCAGTCTTATCGCATCGCGAGCAGGTTTCTTCGCCTTGAATGATGTCCTCAAGCTTGACCCATCCGTGGACTGTGTGAATCTCTAAATCGCCCATTTACCGTCCGCCTTTAGTGAATACCAAATCGGTGGACATTTGTGGGTTGTAAGAGTCTCAGTGCACATATATCCGCCCCAAGCTTTCCCGTTCTTTTGTCCTTCTCGCCAGATTCGATGCCCATGTGGGCAAATAGGCGCGGCGGCTATTAACTCTCCACCGAGCTGAGCCGCCATCTCATTGATTGCCGATTTGACGGCCGCAGTTGTAGCCCAAGGATCAGAGTCGTCAGAGGTAGCGTGGACAATCTTTGTGTCGATTTGCTCAACCTTTTCCATATCCTGACGCGTTGGACGCTTATCTACACCGAGCAATAAGCCTATGGCGCGACCAATTGCAGAAGTGATCGTATCTTCGCAGAAGAAGCGTTTCATTTGGACGTTGTAGGTTGCTACGTTTCCGAAGGCGTAGTCGATAGCCGATGGCTTTTCGTCCTCATATTCGCGATAGACCAGACATTGAACGAATATGTAACCCTTTTCAGCGTTGAATTCGATGATGTTTGTCTCGATACGACCTGACGGGTGAGTCTCCCAAAAGCGGATAATCCGAGAAGCCACGTCCTCATAATTGTCTAGGAATCCCATTACTTCACACCCTTAGTTGAGACGTGAGAACGCATTGCGCGTCCACGCGAATAGCCTTCTGAGCGTCCTTCTCTAAATCCGATTGAATAAGCGATGGCAGTGCTGAGGATTAAAGAGATCATCATCATCACGAAGATTGATAATTCGCCTGTTGTCATGTTATTGCTCCCGATCTAGGGAGTCTGTATCTCAGCTCCCTATGTAGAGAGTGACAGCATCTGAGAGGAATATCAAGGTATGAGCGTGTTTAACGGCGTGTCGAGAGCCGTTCGTGATCCTTTATGTGATCAATCAACAGCGACCGGATCTCTCTCACATCGTCCCTGATACCGTCAGCAAATCCGTTCGAAACTGGCCGTGAGTTACGTTCGGACTTGGCGGCGTATAAAGCCGCAATTGCTGAGATAGTCGATGCCGAGATTAACCCGATCGCTGAGATTGTTTCGGTCATTTACGGCCGAATGTCGCGTCTTTAGGGTTTAACCAGCGAAGGATGACGGGTGCGACGGATGCGGCTCCAGCCATGAGAATCGCTTTAGGATCAGTGATTCCAGCAAGATAGACGGTGAGACAAGATGCCATGAATGATCTCGCCCATGACGCGGCAAGTGCTTTGAATTCGTTCATTTCTCTCCTAGCTTCAGGCTCCCGATGAGTTCAGCGGCTTTCGCTGGACTTACGGTGATTTCGAAGTGCATCTCATCAGGACGATGACGGAAATCTCCACCCCACATCATGCCGTATTTCTTGGCCAACGCTCGAATCATCGGTACTTTCTCGCTTGGGAATGTCCCAGATTTTCCGAGAGGGTGCTTAGTGGCATTGAGATCAACGGCAGTCCCCGACGAGTGATTGCTCAGCTTGTCGTTGGAGCCTCTCACCATGCGAAAGTTGAATCCCCAGTCGTCCAGAATCCCATGATCTATCTTCTCAATCAGCTCATGAAAGTCAGCGCAGAATCCAGCGATCAATGGTGCGACGGCTTTTGCACATCGCACCTTGACCGTCGTTCCCTTGATGGGAATGCTCACGATGCCAATCTCGGAAGCATCTTTCGACGCAATCCAATTATTTTGAGAGAGCATTAGCCAAGCAACAGTTTTGCTTCATCGGCAGTAATGCCAAGTTTGGCAAGTAGTGCCGCTTTTGCGGCTTCATTGACTGCATTATCATCTATGGCAATATGGGCTGCAATAGCGGCCTCTAATTCTGCCTCTGTAATATCTGAGTTTTCTGTTGGCAGAATAAGTTTCTTGGCAGGATTATCTTCAAAATCAGCGATCAATCCTTTGTTACCTAATTCTTTATCGAGTTGCGTTAAGTTAATTTCTTTTGATGTTATTGCCATTTTATGACCCCAAATCCACGATAGAGATGCCGCGCCGTCTAAATGTCACACTCTGGCCAGCAATACTTTTATATTTGAGCGTAAATGTATTACTACCAGCCGTTAGACCAGTCAAGACGACTGCTCTACCACTTACGGCTTGTATAGTTGGACCGAAAAGAAAACCTGCATAATCATTGCTTGCTGCAAGAGTGGTTGCTCCTGATACCGCAAAAGATATAAATGGTTCTGCACTTGCTACAGTTTCTATATTAGCAGCGATACTTACTAATGCTTTTGTGCCAGTCGTTACTGTCACTGATGTTGTTGTTGTTAAATTAACATAAGTTGTTGATGTTGTTGCTTCGCCGCCATCTGTATAAGCGTAGCCTGTGTTAAAACTAGCACCTGCAGGTGTCGCCCATTTCATACCAGTTGCGGCAGTTGAATCAGCGGTGAGGACTTGGGCATTTGTTCCAACGCCAAGACGTGCTGGAGTCGATGCGGCAGTTGCGGCGTAAATATCGCCTTTAGTCGTCAGCGTCGCTTTTGTTGTTGCGGCATTGGCTAGATCATAAGCTGATTTCACTGCCGTCGGTGTTGCCGCTAAAACTGATGAAGTTGTCGATGTCGAATCCGAAAGTTGCACTGCACCCTTTTGAGTCGTCAGTGCATCTTGGATTGCGATTGTTACATCGCCCGAAGTGCCGCCGCCTGTGATTGGAGAGGTGACATTGACTGCCGTGATGTCTCCGGGATTTGGTGTGACCCATTCGAGTCCAGTTGCTTGAGCTGAATTCGCACTGAGAATCTGTCCATTTGTGCCTACTCCCAGACGTGCATCGGCAGTCGTATAAGTAAAGAGATCACCTTTAGTCGTCAGCGGCGTTTGATCCGTTGGAGTGACCCAAGTGAATGCCATGTTAGTACCAGACGTCTTTGATAAGACTTGACCAGTAGTGCCACCGAGCAGATATTGCATCGACGTATCAACGCCCTGCCCGAAGACGTTGAAATCGGCTGGGAGATCAGTGACTAGATCGGTGCTAGTCGGCATCACCCAGCCGAAGTTAGTTGTTGGATTTGCCATTCTTACCCCTTACGCGACGACTGTCGCATCTTGCCACTCGAGTATTCCCGAGATGGTGTTCCATTGTTCTAATACTGACACATCAGACCACTTCATCGCTTGAAGTGAGAATGAGAGTGGCGAAAGTATCGGCGTGACTGAGACGGCATTGTAGGACGCCTTGAACGTCCAGCCTTCGACGAATCCGATGAATGTGCCTGAGACCATATTCAGCGGCATGTCAGAGATTCGCAGTGGAAGTCCCATGAAGATATTGATAAGGGAATCGCGATCCCCATCATCTAGTTCAGGACTCGTCAGTTCATAAGTGATTTGATTGAACATCGCTTGAGGGTAGGCTCGAAGTTTGAGATAGAACGCGGCTTGGGCATCGGCATCGGCGTGATTCTTCAGAGTCGTTGATATAATTTGAGCGAGTCTGCCGTAGTTAGAAATCGATGTGGCCTCTTCGAATGGTGTCGTCTCATAGGCAGAATTTGCGCCGTATTTAATCGTCACCGAGTTTCGCACATCGCCACCGCGAGTTTGTACGGCCATGCCGTTGGAAAGAGCTTGAGCCGCTGAGAGATCGGTGTAGCCGTAAGTCGCCAGATATTGAGAGCGATGAGTCGAATCTGCATAAGAGATTCTGCCCAACGAATCTTCATAGATATAACCCAGACCCGAAGTCGCTAACGCGCTGACCAGTGAATACATATCAATTCGATCGGCAGTTCGAGCCGCGAGATCATAATCGCCCGGAGTGTCTATCTCACCCAGACCAGTATTCTCAGCGTGAGCCCAATCAATCGTCGGATCATAAGTCGCCCATGTAATTGCTGACGGTACTTCGCTCCAGTTATTGAGTAAGAGATCGGTAAGGATTTCTAGAATTTGAGTGCCATCGTGAGCTGAAGCCAACGCGCCATCGGTGAGAGCTTTAGGAAGTCGCGACAATGCACCGAGTGCAATGATTGAGACTGTTTGATTGACTGCTACCGTTCCAGAGTTAGCAACGGCAATCGTGAAGTCTGTAATTGTGCCACCGAATATCGGCGTGAATGTAGCCGTTGAATCTTGCAATTCAATCGTCACGCCATCGTTGATATTAAGTGCCACGTTAGTCTGTTCAAGATTGATGAGTGTGAGATTGACATAACCTGCTTGAGCTTGTTCATAGATATTCGTTCGTCCTGAAGTAATAGTCAGATTCGCCAGAGTGAAATTCGTATAGACGACCGAATTGATTGTTACTCGCCAGACTGGATTCCAGAGCGTCATGATGTAACGAACGCCCCTGCTCCACCCGTTCCCCTGAAGAATGAATTGTTCAACACGTTGATGATTTGACGTGCAGTGCCTTCGCTATCGATTGCGCCATTGACTGTCAGATTGATAACTGAACCGCCACCGCCTAGTTGATTATTTGGCACGATGCGACCTGATCCAGATGGGACGAATAATTCGGGGCCGACTTCGCCGACGATGTAAGGACTGTTCGCTGATACCAATCCACCTTTTGCCAATTTAGGGATTGTCGGTAAATCTTTAGAACCCGGAATCAGATTGTTCACGACGTTATAGGCTTTGATAAGTGCATTGATGGCACTGATTGCCGCATTGATTCCAGAGACGACGGCGTGGATGCCAGCCGATACGCCATCGATAACAAGTCCCACGCCTTCGAATGCAATCTTAAACGCGCCGCCGATATAGGGTGCGACAAGTTTTGCAACGGTAAGAAGAGCAGTCAGACCAGCACCGAGGAGCTTGAAGAATCCGACATTGTCTGAAACCAGAGTTCCAATCGATGAGAACACTGTTTTGATTCCATTCAGGACTGGAGTGAAGACATCTTTGAGAATTGGAATCAGCTTGTCTTTGATGAATGACCACATCGCCGAAAGTGCTGGCACGAATGTCTCGGTGAAGAATGTAGAGATGCCTTCGAATGTAGGCTTGAGATTGTCACCGATTTCACCTGCAACATTTTGCAATGTAGGGATGACGTTATCGACCATAAAGCTGACCATTGGAGTAATTGCATCGAGTACGAAAGAACCCACTGTTTCTTTACCTTCATCGAATGCGACCTTGAGACGATCCATCTTGCCAGCGAATGTCTCAGCTTGAACGGTGGCCTGACCTTCGAAAGTAGCCGACAGAGCTTGAGTCACTTGATCGAATGTCATTGTCTTAAGTTCGGCGGCACTGAGTCCTACGCCTAATTTCCCGAGTGCGGCAGTGTTGCCTTCATAGGCTTTCCCGATTGCATTGGAGACGGCTTCCAGTGACTTACCAGAGCCAGCCGCCACATCGATTGCGAGTGTCTGCAAGTCTTGAGCCGCTTTGAGATCGCCAGTGGCGCGAGTAAGTCTTTCTAGCGATGGACGAAGCTGTTCATCCGTAATTCCTGTGGCGAGAGAAGTCTTGAGAATGAACGCTTCCGTCGAAGCAATTTGGTCGTCCGTTGCACCCGTTACATTGCGAAGCGTCGTGGCCAGTTTAGCTTGCGCGGCTTCATCTTCAATCGCTGACTTGACTCCATCAACGAGAAGCTTTCCAGCATAGACGGCGGCGGCCGCACCTGCGGCGGCGAATGCGATCCCTGCGTTCTTGCTGAATG